TATAATAACCCGTCTCCCGTACTTTTAAATTTATTAACACCAACTGATAATCTATAAAAGTCAGAAGTTATTAATGGTAATTTTTCATCACTTAAATCATATTCATTAAAATTACCAATTACACTAATAGGATTACCTTGGTCATCTGTTGTTTGAGTAACATTGTAGGTTTGTAAAGTACTAATTAATTCGGCACCATCTTGGGTGTTTACAGGTCCATATTCATTTAAAGCTCCTAATAATCTTGACTGATACATTGGGGAGTCAATATTTGTTGTTATTGACGGTGAATCAACCACACTTGAGTTTGATTGAATGTATTCAGGGGTTTGATTTTGTACGTTTGGATTAAAATTACCTTGAACCGCATAGGGTTGTAAGTTTCTTGACAGTAATGAATCCCTTAAAGTTTGAGTACTTAAATATGATAATGGTACTTCTGGCATTTATATCTATTTTTTTAATAAATAGATTGAAAAGAAATTTTATCCCGCATTAATATAAGTTCTATTAACATCAGTAGGTGCCTTTGTGAAATAATTGTTATTCATTTGTTTATTAAATTGAACAATTAAATTTTGCATAAAACCTGTATTATTTTTAAATATTTCATTTAACGCTCTTGTATCTACACCAGCAGGTGCGTTTATGTCAATAGAAAATTTTAATTCACCCTCATGTTTTATAGGGTCCATTTTATGGTTAACTTCTTTAGTATTATTTTGGTTCATCGCCATATTTTGGAATTGTTCAAAATAATTGTTATTGTTGTTTGTAGGCGCGTTAGCACTTATAATAGTTTCTTTAACTTTTTGAAGAATGTCCATACCCCCCATCGCAGCGACCATACCTTGTCTTTGAGCAAAAAACGCATTATCATCAGGATGTGTTTGCACTATTTGTTTATTATTTCCCTGACCATATACAAACCCGTCATTAACTTCACCAACTTTATATTCATTAACATTCGCCCTATCTAAAACCTCCCCATAATTTGCAAAAGTACCTAATCTTTTAACTTGTTTTAAATTGTTTTGGAATTCAAGTGCTGCATCAAGTGTTGCGTCAGTAATACCATCAAGACCTGTGTTTAGTAACGATTTAAATCCTGCAAGAGTACCATCAAATCCGCTCGCTGAAGTAGTTATACTTTCATATATTTTTTTTAAATCGTCACCTGATTTATCAATAATGTCAGCAATTTTACCTGAATCCATTGCTTTAGCCAAAGGTTTATAAACTAAAGCGTCTGCGGCAATTGTTAAATCAACCACACCTTCACCTAATTTAGAACCTGCAATACCCATACTTGGTCCGTTTTTAATGGCGTCTAAACTATTTGCCATTCTTGACAAGAAATCTACTTGGTCTTGAGCCAATTCTTCCATAGTTTTTGGATTTGCAACTTGGTCGGCTAATTTTAGTATGTCTTTTTCATCCAGTGAAGATACAAGTTTTTCCGTAGTCGTACCATCGTCTTTTTCTATTTGTACATAATATCCCTTACCTTGTGGACCGTCCTTCATTGCCGCTAAATTAGCAATCATAGTTTTTTGGTCTTCAGTAATATTTAAATTAGGCATTTTAATTTCCGCCATTTTCCTGTTCAAAGTTTCACTCTGAACTATCATTCGACTAAATTCTGTAGAAGTCATTCCAGCTGCGGCTGCTAACTCTTTAATAACCCCTCTTTTTTCTTTGAATATTTCTACTTTACCTGTTTGTTCGTTATAGTAAGTCATCCCCTTACCTAACTCAATCATTTGGTTTTGTAACTCTTCCATATCATTCGTCGCCAAATCCATAGCTCTAAATGGGTCAATAAGTTCACTTTGTATACCTAAAGATTGTAATCTTGCAGAAAACTCAACAGCTTGTTCAGGACTTATCAATTTATCCGCTAAATTAAATGTTGAACTCATGTCAAGCTTAAACATTGCGGATTTGGCTGCCATCCTACTCAAACCTTCAACACCTCTTTCAAATCCGTACATGTTCATCTTTTCAAGATTAGCAACCATTCGTGATGATACTTCGGTTGCGTTTAATCCTAATGACCTTGACTGATTTACAACACCTTCCATTGTATTTTTAATGTCATAAACTGACTTACCAGCATTATCAAATGCGGTAATCAATTCGTGAGCGGATTGTTCAGTTACTTTAGTTGTTGCGAATAAATCGTCGTGATATTCTCTTTGTAATATTAATTGTCTACCAGTACTGTCATTTAGATTTTGTTGTTGTTGTACAATGTTTTCTAAATCACCACCTAAAAGTTTGACGTTAGTGTACGCACCGGCAATATTTGACTTTATTAAATGGGATAATTCTCGGCCAGCACCCATCCCTCCGATAATCTGAGTCATACCTACGTCAACTCTATCTAAGTTGTCTAATATAACATCAGTACTTATACTTTCTTTAAGAGAACTTCCTAATGAGCCGACAAATGCATCTAATACATCTTTAAGACCTGAACCTAAATCTTCTAAAAATCCCATACATATAAATAACTAAAAAAAAATTTTTATTCCTTAGGAGTATTCATTTCAACTAATTTATTAATTAAATACCTTCTTTGGAATACGGGTATAAGTAAGAAATCTTCGTAGGACATATTGAGTTTCATTGATAATAAAAGAAACTCATTCATTTGTACTTCGTAGTAATCAGAAGAAAGGCCGAAAAAACTCCACCCCAAAGGCTATCCTCAAGGATACCTTTTTTCCGGACGGGGCGATAACTTCTTTTGTTAAATCGTATCTTGGCTCGTTTTCACTCAAAAAATTACGAATATATTTTGAGTCAGTAATTGGCATTTTTTCAATTGACTTAGATATTTCACCTTTATCTCTTGTACCATTTAATTCAACAATCTGTTCTAATAGTCTTTTTGTAATTCTTGGTGGAGTAAGTCCTTGTGGGTAACCTTCTAGTTGTCTTTCAATTTCTAAATCTTCACCAAATGTTAAAAGTTTTAATTTAACGGATACATTACTTTTAGGTAATGTTGTAATAAACAAACCCTCACCATCAGGCTCTTCTTTAGTTTTTTTAATATCTAACTCAGATAGGTCGATATTAGCAATAAATGACTCACCAGTTGCGGGGTCAATTGCAGGTATACTATAATTAGGACCAAATGAAGTGTTTCTAAGAAATACCAAAACCGCTTCGATATCCCCGTCTAACATTTGTTCTGGTTTCATATCAGGCTCATAAAGTTTGTTTCTAACAATTGCATTTATGATTGATTGTGAGTCAGCTTTTTTAATATTAACTAAATGATTTTCATCTGAAGCTGTTAAAAATCCAACTTTAACACTTTTCTTTTTATTTTTATAAAATTTACCTCCACTTGGTAGTGTCACTATATCGTGAGGTAAATTAAAATTCATTTGTCCGGCTTCTCTTGAGTCCATATTTGTTTGTATTTTATTAATTAAAGTAATCTAACATTAATCCATAGTAAACAAAAAACCCCACATATGTGAGGTTTTTAAAAAATATTTTTTTATATTAGTAAACTAAGATACATCTATCAGGTCTTAAAGTTGCCGTGATAGTTGCCAATCCATCTTGTGAATAAGATAATTGGTTAAAGTTAACGTCAGTTAAGAACGTATCTTGTAACAACCATTTTTCAACAACAACACCTGTCGGGTCTAACATTTCTAAGTCAATGTTTTTCTTATAACCCGCAGCGTAACCCATACGACCTGTTACAGATTCCGCATGTAAACGAACCCATTCCATAAGTGCCTGAGCCGCAGAAGGTCCGATTGGGTCACGGAATGTTACGTTAATTGTTTGCCAGTTAAATCTACCTGCTACGAATGTAGATGTGTTTAGGAATTGAATCTCAGTAGCACCGATTGTGATGTGTGGTCTACTTGTAGATTCTACAAACCATTCATTGATTCCCAAAGAAGAATCAAATCTTAATATAAATCTATTCTGCCTTTTCGGTTCGTAGGGAATCGGCATTTTCATCAGCAAATCAGCCATAGTTTCTTTTTGTTTTTTTCTGTTTTATTCTCTTATAAATATATCACAAAAGAAAAATCTATTTACTTTTCTTTTTTTATTATAAATACTAGTTTACACAGAATAATCTTTTTGTTCTTTATATTTTGAATTAGTGATTTGGTTAATTTTATTTTTTATAACAAACCTTAAATCATTCGTTTCACAAATTTTAATAGATATTTCTATAAATTTATTGTTAAATTTATTTTGCTTTTCTTTTTTCCTGATTTTATCTTCTAAATCCCATAAAATTTTATTTGTTTTGTAAATTTTTTTAAACAATTTTTTTACTTTTGGGTTTTTTAAATACTCAGTACTTTTTTCGTTAATATGTAAAAATTCTGAATTTATATATTTTAATTTTAAACAATCTTTTATTTTATTTTTTTTAATTTTTAAAATGGATAATTTATCTAATAATTCCCCAATACTAACACTTATTGTTTCTTCATTCATTTCAATCAATATATATAAAGTCATTTAGTCCAACTGAATGGTAATAATTTGAATATCCTCGACTATAAGTATGAAAATAAATTTTTGGTTTTTTAAATTTATACGAATTTATTATATTTTTTATACTTGATTCCATAATGTGAACTTCTTCAGCATTTTCAATCAATGTCAATAAATCAAAAACTTTATATTCAATAGGGTTTGTAATTATTTTATATTCAGTACTTATTCTATCATGGTCGACCCCATGTGTAAAAATATATTTTTCATTATTTGGGTTAAGTTTTTTCAAAATGTCAGACTCTATTTGATAATCCCTTAAAAAATAAAATTTATCAAACCTTAATGAAAAATCTAAACCAATTGTTTTATAAAATTCAACATCAAATGTAGTTTCTTCATTAAATGTTAACCCATCAAACCCAACTTTAATTACCTTGTCTAAAAGTTTATTTTCTTCAATGTAATCTTCAACTTCAAACTCATCCCCAGCAACAATGGGTATAATATTTGGATTGTCTCTGTACATATAACTAACATTACTAAAATTGTGTTGTCTAACAAATACAAAAACTTTTTCGTAAATTTCAGAATAATATCTAACAATTCCGTTACATATTATATGGTCACCTAAACCTAAGTGTGAAAAAATATATATCATATTATATAATATAACTGAATTGAAAAAAAAATGTATTTACTTTTGTTTTTTTTTTAAAATACTTGTACTAGTCTTCATTACTAGTTCCTTGGAATTCCTTTTTTTCACCAGTTTTAGTAGTATACATTTTTAAAGATTTTTCTTCATCATCTGATAATTTATTAATCATAGCTTGTAAATTTCTTTCATCATCATCTGAAAAACCTATTTGTGGTACAAACGAATTAGATACATCGTCAATCATTTCTACGTCTTTTTGTAAAAGTTTTGCCTGTTGTCTGACATATGATATAAATTTTCTCATAGCTTTAACTTTACCATCTTCAGGACTTGTCGCACTTCCTTCACCATGTGTAACAGGATAAAATTGACACATTTCTAAATATAAATTTATAAGTGTATTGTCATCTAACTTTTCAGTTGGGAGTCCTTTAACTTTATCTCTATATTTTTTTAAATTTTTAACAATTTCTTGTTTGGAAATTCCATCAATTTCACCATCAATTAACTGTTTTACCCCCTTTTTTAATGTATTTGGGTGATGTCCCCTTGCGGTAATAATTGAAAAAATTGACCCCCCATTTATAGCCTCAACAAAGTCACTCCAAGCCGGACCCTTTTTTGCCATCAAGGAACCAATCAAAAATTCTTCATCACCTTTTTCACCAAAATATCTAAACGGGTCATCTGAAAATCCTACAATAGTATTACCATTATATTCAAACTCTTCTTTTCCAATTAATGTACGGTATTTGGCAAAATCATGTGTACCCATACCAACCTCTTTACCATTTTTTTCTTTTAAGATAATTTTAGTTGGCATATACATTATATTATCATCCCAATCAAATGCATAATATTTTAAATCAGGAGTACCCTCTTCTGTGAAACCTTCAAAAATTCTTTTCATATCATATAAATATTGTTTAAAATAAAAAACCCCCAATAAGGGGGTTTTTATAATTATTGTTTAATATTAGATGTTTTCAAAAGAAGCTCCAGTTGGAGTAATTAAAAACTCAATATCAATAAATTCAAGAGCTTTAGTTGGTTTGATGTAAATCTTACCTATCATTTGGTTTCTATCTAAATCTTCAGGAGTGTTTTGAACTGTAACTCTGAAGTCATATAAACCTCTGTCTCTACGAATAGAATCTAAGATTGGATTAACCGAATCTAAGAATTGTTGTCTAACTACCGCGTCGTTTTGTTCAAACAATAATCTTACCGCCACCGCTGAAATCAACTTACGTGCTTGTAACAACAATCTTCTAACGTTAATTCTATCTAATGCCGACTCTCTAATTTGAAGAGTTTTATTACCCCAAATAACAGTACCTACATCATTGAAAGTTGCGATAGGATTAATTCTACCTTTGTACAATGTGTCTCTGTCTTCTTGAGTTAACTTTTTACGAGCTTTGATAGCGTTTACCAATCCTCTTGTGTAACCTGCGGCTGCGAACCATGGGAACGCAATGTTATCCGTTAATGCCAAGTTTCTTGTTACTTCAGCAGTTGCTGGAAGATAAATTTGTGTGTTATTAACAGTATCACGAGTTAATACCCAAGGATAGTAAGTTGCGGTATAGTTTGAATCAATACCTGCAGTTTCTAAAATATCAACAACCTCTTGTGGATAGTATAAATTATCCATAGATGTTGATGGTTGTAACAAATTGAAGTCAGGAATTGTTGTAATGTATATTGAGTCAGCTCTGTCATTCTCAATCATGTCAATTGCTGATTCTACAAGATTACTGTTGTTATCAATGTCAATACCAGGTGTAACAAATACATTGATGTTAACTGCCTCAGGATTTGAGAAGGTTTGTTGACCTAGCAAGTATGCGTAGTAGTCAGTGTTTGCCCAATCCACACTATTTTCACCTACAGTGATTTGTTTAAACATTCCTGTACCTGTAGCTAATGGATATGTTGTTGATACACATGCTCCTGCCAAATATCCACTTCTTCCTAATACAAATCTATCTGAATTTGTTCTTCTTTCAGTATAGATATCCCATCCATCAAAACCTCCTTGGAGAACCATAGTAAATTTACGTGAGAATAATCTATAATATGGGTTTGTTTCAGATGTTGGTTCTGAATTGAAAGATGCAACACCACAGTCAAATGCTTGATTTCCTGATGTCACTAAACCTCCATAATTAGGATTAAGTTGTGAAATTGTAATAGCCGTAGCTCCACTATCCATGTGGAAACCTTTAGAAAGATATGCCCAATCAGAACCAGTTGTTGCATCACAGAAATCACTTACAGGGTTTTGTTTTCCCTTATAAATCAATAATGATTCATCAACACCAAACTGACTTGAAAAACCTAAATAACTTCTTCTAACATTATCACCTGAACTTTGGGTATCATTATTAGTTCCTGCGGAATTACCAAAAGGAGGGTCATATATTGTCTCACCTGGAATATAGTATTTAGTCTTATAAACAGGGAAAGATGGTGACGCTGAAGGATATTCTCTATTGATGTACCCTTCAAATCCACAAGGTAATGCGTCAATTGGTGCATCCATATTAACTTCTAACATGATATATTTAGAATTTAATTGGAATTCTCCATCAGATGTACCAATTTTTTTAGCAATATAATTATTCAAACCTGGGTCCATACTACAGTTTGAGAATTTTTCAACCACAACAGGATTACTATCGGTATCATAAAAATCTCTAACCACAACATCAAATGTTCCATTTGTAAACGAAATATTCGCAATTGTGACTTTTACTTGAGTATTTGAATTATTACCATCAGCAATTGTGAAAAATTTAAATAATTCATACACTTTATTACCTCTTAATTCCGATACTACCCAAGGAGACTCAGCACTTTGATATTGTTCTAAATACCATCCCAAAGAATCAGCAGTCAAATCTCTAGCTTTACTTGTAGTATCTAATGTACAATTTAACCCTCTAATGTAACCTTTGTTATATGCATAATTTAACAAAGTAGAATAAGTTTCTTCAACAAATAATGGGAAAGTTGTTCTTGGTTTTCCAAAATTTGAAACTCCAAGCACTTTTGAAATATAGTTTGGACTTGTTTCAAGTAAGTTTACTTCATAAGTGAAGTTTGTATTTTCAATAGTAACTCCCGACAACAAGAAAGTTGTAAACGGATTTTTAGTCACACCTGAATACGCTCCGGAACAAATCATATTTAAATTAGAAGTTCCTGACACCTGATAAACTGGCCCTGCATCATTCGCGTAATCGGCCAATCCTCTTGAGCGAAGGGTTGTTACAACAATATTATTATAATTTGAAAAAGCGGTACCTGTTAATGTATAGTAAGTACCTGATACACTTCCTGAAAATTGACCCGCAATTCCATAAGCAGTACCTGATAAAGACCTAACCGCACCATTGAATGAATAACCTGTGTATGAATTACCTGTAGTTAAATCAAAATTTGAATAGAACCATGGGTCATTATTAGCATTACAAGTTAAAGCTGATAAACTACTTACCCCAAACTCATTTGTGGTTGCGGAATAAGTATTTAAAAAAGAAGTGACGCCTGAATTAGTTCCCCACATACTCGCAGTATAAGCTGAAGATGCTGGAGTTCTCATAATACCTAATAACAATGATTTAACATCGTCTGAAATTGTTGATGTTCCTCCGTTAAAGGTTGTATAACTTTCAGTGAGATTATCATTTATTACTAATGGAAAACTTGTAGTAAAACTAATAGTACTTGTTGAAGCAGTAGTCCCTGTGAAATTAACAGTATATGTTGTTGGTGAACCGTTAAACCCTACGGTGTTACAATCAACATTTGCAACAGTACTGATAGACCACGAAGGTCCCGCATCATAACCCGATAATCCTAATACACGAGTTACAAAAAGTTGATTAGATTGTTGTAAGTAAGATTTCGCAATATATGCGGCTTCATACTTAGGTATTTGTGTGTTCACAAATTTTTCAGGTGTTGTTCCACCAAAGTAAAGTTGGAATTCATCGTAATTTGTGATGAAAATCGGTTCAAAGGCAGGACCTTTAACCGTTTCCCCAACAATACCTAAAGTAGTTACACCGACATTTTGAGACACAAAACTCAAATCTCTTTCAGATGTATACACACCTGGAGAAACGAAAACTGTGTTTGATTTAGCCATTTAATGTAAGTTTTTTTATAATTTATTTTTATATAAATACTTTCAGGTTTTTCAAAAAACTTTACATAATTTAATCTATTTATAATTTGGTATGAATTTTTTCTACTTTTTTATCCTATGAAAATTAAAAATTTAAAAATATCAGAATATCATCATGATTTATTAAAAAAACATTGCGATAAACACGGTCTTAAAATAAATAAGTTTGTTGAAATGTTAATTAAAAAAAACTGTACAAATAAAAATGATATTTACGGAGAGTAATTAAATTAACTCAATCGCCAAATTCATTTGTGAAGACTCACCAATAGTAAGTTTTTGTATATCAATCTGTAATGTGTCCCCGTTATTTACTTGAATTATTGTTGAATTTGAACCATAGAATAATCCATTAATATATACGTAATAACTTGTTATATTAATTTTAGATTCAACTGTTAAATTTGCGGTATACTTTAATTGCTGTGAAATGGACACCTCATTATTTTCAAAATTGAATGATAAACTTGGTGATGGTAAAGTTTCATTTTTAATTTTTTTAGATTTAACTTTTTTTGTGTCCGTTTCAATTAACTGTAATACCCTACTAACTGCTGGTTTAACCTCAAATTCATCCTCATCAATTAAAAATCCCATTAGTGTGAACCCATAACTTTGTATATAATACCTTCTTTTTTCTATATCCATAACTGACTCATCTGAAATTTCATTCATAATAATCGGTATATAGTGACCTTTTACATTTGTGTAAGCCTGACGAGACGAAAATTTTTCAATTACTTTTTTATTAAACTTATTAAGTTCTCTCATTCGGTTACAAACTATTTTAACTGAGTATGTAATGTCAACAGGTACAGGTTGTGGGATAGTGTAAACATCGTACCCTTTTCTTTCTCCGTCCCATGTTGGGACTGAGGCGTAATAATATTGTCTTCTGTTTGGTATGGTCCATAAAAGAGAAGGTAACGAACCGTACTTCACTTCAGGGTTTCTAATTGTTGTAACAAAGGGGGGTTCAGGATTCTTATCAAGATTTTGAAACTCCCATGTCTTTGTAAAATTTGACCAATTTTGAGTTGTCATGATTATGTCAATAACAGGAATCTTTTGACCTTCAGAAATTGTCTCCAAATCATTTTTAACAAAATCTAAAAAACCCCTGTCTAAATCTTCATGTAATATAGATTTTGGTAAAAATGTTCCATGCTCATTAATCATATCGAGCATTTCTATTCTACGAGGTAATCCTTCTTTTTTAGGAATTAGATTAATATCTTTTTTTATTTTTTTTGGTAAACCCATTTTATAAACCATTAAATTCGTTAGGTCCTACTGCGGATGCCATCATAGTCCTGTAAAAAGGTTTGTAACCCGCATAAGTATGTTTATTATCGGAAGTAACCCTACCGTCATTATTAATTACATAGTATCTAACTCTATTTTCTTTTTCATAGTACCCAATGTAGTCACCATAATCAATATCAATACCGAGTTCATCTAACTGTTTTTGATAAACCGATATTCTCATATTACCAGGTTCAAATTGATTAATCTTACTGTTACCAATATTTTTGTTTTCAGGGGCCATCACCTGTACGTAAGCCTTAAATTCAACAGGAGGTAAAAATTTAATACCATTCTTTAACGCCTCTCCATAGACATCATCTAAATCAGTTTTTCTTTTGTCGACTTTATATAATACTAATGTAAAGTTCATGTCCCCTTCTAGCCATTCTCTTCCCATACCGACATCTAAACTAAAATCTTCAGCTCCAAAAAATTTTCCTAACCTTGTTATTGGTACATTTCTCTGTGACATATTGATAAATATCTTTATTTTACTTATTATTAGACATAATGGAAAGTTGATAGATTGGAAAACAATTTACAAAATATTAGTATTGAACAAAAAGCTCTGAGTATTTTAGAAAAATACGAAGGGTCAAATAACTATATTTTAAAAATAAAAAAACAGTGCGAGTCTAACAAAAAACATATTCCAACGAGGTCTCAGTGTGAGTATGTTATAAATTATTCAAACACAACACCTAAAGTCGCGAAAAAGTGGGTTGATATTGATTCTTATTTTTCAAAAAAACTTGTTGAGGATAATCCATTTATTAAAGAACCTGATAAAATTTACGTTGAGAAAATTTTAATAGATAAAGATAAATCATACCATATTTGGGGTAAGGTACATAGTGGTGAAACTATTCACGATTTTTGGGTCCCAAAAGCAGCAATAGTAAAACAGTATAAAGAAAATTTTGTTGAGGTTGATTATTCTAAATATGGTAATCGACCTCCATTATCTCATCAAAAAGAAGCGATTGAGAAACTTTTAAAAAACGACAAGTTTATTTTAGCCGATGATATGGGTTTAGGTAAAACCACATCAACAGTAATTGCTAGTTTAGAAAGTGGGGCAAAAAAAGTTTTGATTATTTGTCCAGCGTCTTTGAAAATAAATTGGGAAAGAGAAATTCGTAATTATACTGAAAAAAGTGTTTATATCTGTGAAGGTAAAAAGTTTGAGGATTCAGATTATATTATCGCAAATTATGACATTTTAAAAAATTTCCACGACCCAAAAGACAAAGAAAATTCATTAATATTAAAATCTAATTTTGATTTAATTATTATTGATGAAGCACACTATGTTTCTAACGCTCAGGCTCAAAGGACAAAAATTATAATGGATTTAACCAAGAGTATTAATAAACTTTGGTTATTAACAGGTACTCCGATGACATCAAGACCGATGAATTACTATAATCTTTTAAAATTAATAGATAGTCCTGTTAGTCAAAATTGGATGGCGTACGCTATTCGATATTGTAATGGATATCAATTTAGGGTTGGTAGTAAAAAAGTTTGGAATGTTACAGGGGCTTCAAATTTAGAAGAACTTAGAGAGAGAACTTCTCGTCAAATTTTAAGAAGGTTAAAAACTGATGTTTTAGATTTACCTGAAAAAATTATGACTCCCGTTTATCTAAGATTAAAATCAAAATTTTATGAAGGGTTAATGGGTGAGTATTATGACTGGTATAATAATAGACAAGAAGAATCTAAATCACTTTCAATACAATTTACAAAATTAATGAAAGTAAGACAAGTTATTGCCGAAGAAAAAATATCCACAACAATTGAGTTGGCTGAAAATATTTTAGAACAAGGTAAAAAAGTCATAATTTTTAGTAATTTTACAGAGCCTTTAAAAAAAATACATGAACATTTTGGTAAAAAATCAGTGTACTTGGATGGGTCAACTACAAAACCTGCAAGACAGGATGCTGTGGATAAATTCCAAGAGAGTGAGAAAATCCAAGTTTTTTGTGGTAATATGAAAGCTGCGGGGGTTGGTTTAACTTTAACTGCTGCTGAGGCAGTGATTATGAATGACTTGTCTTTTGTACCCGCAGACCACTCACAAGCGGAAGATAGAGCTTACCGATATGGACAAAAAAATTCAGTATCAGTTTATTACCCAATTTTTGAAAACACAATTGAAGGGGTAATCTACGATATATTAGATAGTAAGAAAAAAATAATAGGGACTGTAATGGGTGACGATGGGACATCCTCAGATATTGTTGAACAAATACTTAACGAAATCAATAATAAGTAAGTATTTATTATTGATGAAATCATTAAATTTATTATCAGAATCTTTACAGAAAAAAATAACAGGTGAGATTGTCTTACCTGAAACAAAATATTTTATAAATGAAATGAAAACCATAGGTATTGATAAGTTACCTTATGGATATGCGTCATTACGTAGATTTATTGACCCTGAAACTATGAAGTTCCATTATCAAAAACACTACAAAGGTTACGTAAAAAAATTAAATTCAGCATTAAGAAAAAAAGATTACGGGGACGTTGAGCTAGAAAAAATTGTTAGACAAATTTCAAAATACAATACAATAATCAGAAATAATGCTGGTGGGGCGTTTAACCACGCATTATTTTGGAAGATGTTATCTCCAACACCTCAAAAACCATTCGGTGAGATTTTAGAAAAAATAAAAAAAGATTTTGGTTCATATAGAGAATTCAAAGAAAGATTTGAATCTGTTGCAAAAAACAGATTTGGTTCAGGGTGGGTTTGGTTAGTAGTTACAAAAAGTGGTAAGTTAAAAGTAATGTCTACTCAAAATCAAGACAATCCACTAATGAATATATTTGACAGAGGTGGATTCCCAATATTAGGGTTAGATTTATGGGAACATGCATATTATCTAAAATACCAAAACAAAAGAGATGAATATATTATAAATTTTTGGGACGCTATTAATTGGAAGTTTATAAATGAACTTTATTTATCTAAAACTAAAAAGTCAGATTGATATTTATAAATAAAAACTATGGCAGTAATCGCAGAACCTCAAAGAAGTGATTTATATACTAAAGTACGTCACGTACTTGGAGCACCCTTACGTTCTATAGAACTTGAGGATGAACAAATGGACACCCTATTAGAATTTTCAATAGGTGATTATTCACAATACGTACAAAATTTTTTAATTGAGTCTCAATGGGCTCAATTATGGGGATTAAACTTAGACACCCAATCATTATCAAGAGCATTTATTACTAAAGATTTTAATTTAGAACAAAGATATTCATATGCATATTCTAAAATTGTTGGTTTACAAGCGGGTGGGGATGATGTATTAAAAAAAGATTATATACAGTTATCTCCTGGACAACAAATTTATGAAATTCCCGCAAATCGAGAAATTAATGAATTACTTTGGTTTACACCGGCCGAATTAACTAATATGTTATTTGACCCATGGAGTTTTGGAGCCTTAGGTGGTGTTGGTTTAGGTGGACCTGGTGGGTATTCTCAAATGGGATATTCGGGTTCATATTTTATGATGCCGGCATTTGATATGTTATTAAGAATGCAGGAAATTAATATTCAAAGAAGAATTATTGCAGGTGATTTAACTTATAGAATAACAGCTTTACCTGAAGGTAAAAAGGCGGTACATTTAATGCAAACTCCTGGAGGTAAATTTGATTTTGGTAACGCAACCTTAATGAGAGGTAAAGTATGGTATTGGTATTATGATGTCGGTCCAGCCGATAGAGATAAATGTCTTAAACAAAACCCAGACATAATTAGATTACCATCAGATGTTCCTCAGGATGACATGTCTTGGGTGGATTTAAATAATCCCGCAAAACAATGGGTTAGAAGATATTTTATTGCTAGTTGTAAAGAAACTTTATCAAAAGTTAGAGGAAAATATTCAGGTAACTTAAAAACACCTGACTCTGAATTGACAATGGACTATACTTCTTTAGCCACTGAAGGGAAAGATGAAAAATTAAAATTAATTGAAGAATTAATTGGTGCTGAAGGTATTTTAACAAGATTAAAACCTGACAAAGTAATGGAAAGGGAAGCATTAACTGCTGAAAATTTAAACAAACAAATGAAGTTTAGAGCTTTCCCAAGACAAATATATGTAATTTAATTTATGGGAACTTTAAAAACACAACCTGAAAAGAGAATAATTAACGGAGTTGAGAAATTAGTATCAACAAAAGTAATAACTAGCGAACCTGAATACACACCTAGTGGTGAGTTTTTAGTTATAACCGCAGATTCCGACCAAGTTTTAATTAGATTAAATTCTAATCTATGTGACCATGTAATTATTAAAGCTTTAACTGAAACCAAAATTGTACCTGATATGTACAAAATCGATAGGGAATACGACGATATGGTTATAGGAAAAGGTGCCAGTGTTGAATTATGTTTTGTTTTCAACACATGGTACATTATTTCATCTGATGGTGTAAAAGATTAATATTACACCATTTCTTCCCACCCTTCTTCAGCAAGTTCATAAATGTATTCAGGGTCAACACCTCGTTTTTCCCAATATATCTTTTCTTGTTCTGTAATAGTTAATAAATCCTCAATACTATCTTGGTCGGCGGGTTCAAAAGGAACACCATTAATCAATTTACATTGGTCTTTAGTAAACAAACCTCTGTCTTTAGGGTCAGTAACAATTAAATTATTTCTAACTTCTTCACCAAATACAATCAACAATGGTTCAATTCTCTTATTGAACGTAACAACCGCTCTCGCCACATTATATTCACCTGTCATATTAGGATTTGACTCCAATTCAGATGGGTTAAGACGATAACAATTAAGTTTTACATACGATTCAACCATTTCACGAGGTATTTTACCATATCCTTCCATCATATTATCCAAATCAGATTGTGACCACCCTTTTTTAGGTTTATTAACCTTTTGAACATCTCCGTGTGATGCTTTAACCCCATTATTTACATAGAATATCACATCCCCTAAACTAACTGCAATTCCATCTCTCATTGCTAATTCCATATGAGCCATACGAGACATTTCATTTCCCGCTTTGGTTTTTTCCTTTGAACGTTTGTTATAATCGTCAATAGATAATTTAACTTTTGCTCTTTGAGCTATCTTCATTAATGGAATTTGTTGGTTAAAGATTACTTCTAAGTACTCATAATACCACTCAACAAATGATTGTCCATCACCTTCTAACAACATCTTAATTCCCTTATCCAAAAAATCCTCAATATAAAGTGGTAGTTTCTTACTCTTGATTGAATTACCCGTAAGTTTAATTTTACCATTGTGTTCCATCGTTGCGTAGTTCTTACGAGCGATGTTCATACAAGATTTCCAAGTTCCATCACAATCAAGTCCCATCGCACCTTTCATAAACATATCGTTAAACTCCGCAACATCAGCGTCGTAACCTTTATATTCTTTACCTTCTTTAACCAACCAATTCTTACCCTTACCGATATATCTTCTATCGTCCACACCACCTTCAGGTAATGAGAAGTTCATACCATCCGTATCACATACAAGTGGGGTGTAACCTCGTTTCATAAAAAAACGTAACATCTGACGAAGGTATTGTCGTCCTGTACAAGTAATCTGTTCACCCATATACATATCACCCCAATGGTACACTTGAGGGGCGGATAATGCCCCGAACATTGAGTTGATGAAAATCTTAATCGGTAATTGTTTTCTGTCGTAAGATGTTGCTTGTTTTTTATCTATATCCTGATATTCTTTCGCTAAATTTTTATACTTGATACGAGTATTACGAAAGTAATTTAACATACCTTTCATTGCTCCTGTAATATCACAAGTTGGGAATACATCGTGAACAAGTTGTATTGATGGATAAAGTGAGGAGAAGTCAAGTTTCAATACATCAGTAGAGAATCCTACTTTAAGTAGTCGGGATAGTCCTCCCACAAACTCTGTCTTTTCATTCTTTTTAGGAATCGCTAACATATGTTTGTATGACCAAGCTCTCATTTGGATTTCCCATAATGTTGCGGTACCCATAGTAGAAACCCTTTCATATGTTGTTGGAACCAAAGATGCAAGTAGAAATGACCCCTGATTGAATTCTTCATCAACCGTTAGAGTTTCCTCCAAGTCATCGTCAAGATATCGTTCAACCAAATTATCGCCCGTTGTTTTAATATAAACATTTGAATGTTTATAACACGCTTCGTCAATTGTGGGGTCAACCCCTACTTTCTTATATTTACCGTTTTGGATGTTTAACCAATATTCTTCTTTCTTAGCATAGAACGGACCAATATCTGTGTGGTCAATATAAACACGGTCAGCCGCCTCGGCTTTAATGTATTGGGTAATATACTTCAAACCCGCAGATTTAATAGATGAGTTAATCGCTTGAGCTCTTCTAACTGCGTGTAAAGTATCCACAACATTATACCCCCACATAGATGTCTGATTAAACCTCTCAACCTCATTTGCGAGTTTTAACATTGATTCTGATTGTTTGATTGGGTTAATTGGATTTAAAGTTTTGGCGACCTTTTTAATGTCCAATTTTAACGCTTTGGCTCTTTCAAATATCCAAAACCAGTCAAAGTTAAATCCATTGTAAGATGCAATAATACTTGGTTTAAGTTCATCTATTGTATTAAAAAATTTGATAATACCTTCTCTTTCCTGTTCTTCAGTTGAACATTCAATTACCTGACTAAAACCTTTATTGGTTTTCATCCCTATCATAAAAATACGACCATCCTTTGGTTCTAATGCGGTCGTCTCCAAGTCAAATACGAATCTTGTAATACTATTATAATCATCAAACCCTTTAAATAGTCGTTTTTCTTTTGTTACTAAGAATTGTTCAACTGGAGGTAAGATTAAAATTAATCCTTTTGTTTTTTCTCCCCAAGGGTCAACCCCTCCATCTCTAAAAAACTGTATTAATGAACGGTACCCATTTAATGATTTAACCATAAACGTTAAACCTTTTTCCAATCTTTCATTACCGTCAGTTCGTAATTTTTCAATAACAATTTTATGTTTTGTCATCGCTTCTTTTTGTAATGCTTTTGATGACTGATAAAAGTTTAGCCCACGTAAGTCACCAACCCAAGCAAATGGGATGAATGTATCTTTTTTAATTTGTTTTCCGTGGATTGGGTGTTCGAGGATTTTCCAAACACAATCTTTAACATAATCGTATTCAACACCGATTATATATTTTTCATCATCATTTCCTTGTAGGAAATTCTCAATTTCTTCGTTAGATATCATAAATTAAATTTTGGTGTATTTGCATCCGAATTATAGGTCGGAGTTTACCTTAAACCTAAATTTAATTTAATAAATAAGAATTGTCAAATCATTAACTAAATTGTATTGTCCAATTTGTTGAGTCTTGAGCAATTCCTTTAACGGTTCTTCCGATAGACGTAACATAACTGACAGTGTACGGTGATGTTTTTTGAATCTGGTAGATTTCTCCTGACGCATTTACAATATAAAATTGATTACTTGCAACAAATATTCCTCTAGGGTTTGATATAATATTTGTTAAATTAACTTCAACTTCACTTGTTAACACTGAAGTAGTGTTATTTACGTATGGGTATTGATTCAAATAAACTGACGTATTTGAAAA